TGGAGCCGAAGTATTTACCCGGCATCCCATTGAACGCTGACGGTGGCGCACACCGTAGGTACGGATTGGCGAAGGGTTGACTGTGATTATTCCTAAATGGTTTCAGGTGAAGGACGGCGCTGAGTGGTACAAGGTGATCAGCAAGCGCCACACACAACGTTCAGCCACGATGGGCTGGATTGATTTCCAAGCCAAGGTTGTGACGATAGCAACGCACGACAACGTAGTAGATAAGAAGTACAGCAACGCGGACAGGACGTATGCGTTCTGGCATGAAGTTACACATGCCATCTTGTCCGACATGGGTAACAAGCTTAATCACGACGAGAAGTTTGTTACCGAATTCTCGCGGCGACTTGCCGCTGTAGTTAACTCAGCCGTGCTATGACAAAAGTAGTTACATGGTCGCACTCATCCCTTAAGGACTTTGAAGGGTGTGCCAAGCGGCACTACGAAGTCAAGGTCTTGAACAACTTCCCATTCACGGACACGGTTCACACTATCTACGGCAAGGAAGTACACAACGCGATTGAAGACTACATCGCGGACGGCACACCCATCCCTGAGAAGTATGCGTTTGTGCTGCCGGTGGTGGACGCGATGCTCAGTAAGAAGGGGCGCAAGTTTGCCGAGTACGAGATGGCGCTGACCACTGACTTGCGACCATGTGACTTCTCCGACCCCGGTCGATGGGTGCGCGGCATAGCGGACATGATCATCATTGACGACGACAACCTCACTGCCAAAGTTGTTGACTGGAAAACAGGTAACAACAAGTACCCCGACAGGGATCAGTTGGTGTTGATGTCGTTGATGGTGTTCGCCCACTTCCCGCACATCCGCAAGATAGATTCAGCGCTGCTGTTCGTTGTGAAGAACGACATGGTACGGATGACCATGCACAGCGACGACGCGCCCAAGGCGTGGGCAAGATACCGTGAGCGAGTAGCGCGGCTTGAAGCAGCCCATGAGTACAACGTATGGAACCCAAACCAAACGCCCCTGTGCGGATGGTGCCCCGTAAAGAGTTGCGCTTTCAACTCAAAACATTAGGATTAACATGACAGCTATTGACCCCAACCGCCCCGGCCTTTTTGATCACCGTCACAAGGACGGCGAAGGTTGCTTTGTGTGTTCGCAGAAAATTCGCAATGACCAGTTTGCCATCCAATGGGATGGGCACCTTCAAGAAGGTGAAAAAGAAAGCTACATACATATCTGGTTTCACCCCGAGTGCGCCACGACTATGGTGTTGCAGATGTCGAGCGACATTATGAAACAGACGTACACATCGCAACACGAAACGCTTCGCGTAGTAGACTCACTGCGCAATATTAAAAACATCTACGCAATGAAGGATTAGTTATGCCCTACAAGAACAAAGCAGATCGCAACTTCGCCCATGAGTACGCCAACTACGACGGTACTCCGATGGTCAAGAAGAAACGCGCTGCTCGCAACAAAGCACGGAACATGTTGGAAGGTGAAGGCTTGGTGCATAAGGGCGACGGCAAAGACGTTGACCATAAGCAAGCACTGAGCAAGGGTGGTAAGACTGTGCGCAGCAACCTACGCGCCGTCCCGGCCCACGACAACCGCTCCTATCCGCGCAACAGTAACCACACCATCAAAGGGAAGTGATGGAGATCATTGACAACAAGGCGCTGCTGTTCCGAACACGCAGCCCTGACAAGTACAACGTAATACCAAAGCACAAAATAGTTTCAGAAGAAGATGGGGTCTATCAGATAGCGGTCTACTGGGGTCTAGATGAAGCTAGGGTACTGAAGAATCTGGGGGTTAAAGGGATACAGTCCCCCATTGTTAGGCGGTACAAGTGGCCCGGTAGATATATACCGATGGCCCATCAAATAGAAACATCTTCGTTCTTAACTCTGCACCGCAGAGCGTTTTGCTTTAACGACCCCGGCACCGGCAAGACGCTGAGTGCATTGTGGGCGCTGGACTACCTGATGCAACGCGGCGATGTGCGCAGAGTTTTGATTCTCTGCCCGTTGTCGATCATGCACAGCGCTTGGATGGGGGACATCAATAACAGCATCATTCATCGCAGTGCTGTGGTAGCTCACCATGCCGTGTCTTCGCGGCGCATAGAAATGATTCAGGAGAACTACGAGATTGTCATCGCCAACTATGACGGGTTGAACTTGATTGCTAGTGAAATAAAGAACGACGGCAGGTTCGATCTAGTAATAGTAGATGAAGGAAACGCATACAAGAACACACAAACACGTAGGTGGAAAGCGCTGGCTTCCATCATAAAACCTGACACGTACTTGTGGATGATGACAGGAACACCCGCCTCGCAATCTCCTGTAGATGCTTATGGATTGGCTAGACTAGTGAACCCCGGAGGTGTACCGAAGTTCCAGACAGCATGGCGCGACAAGGTAATGAACAAGATCAGCATGTTCAAGTGGGCACCCAAGGCCGACGCCAAAGAACAGGTGTTTGATGCGCTTCAACCAGCAATACGTTTCAGCAAGGAGCAATGCTTAGACCTACCGCCTGTGATAACGATGACCCGCGAAGTCACTATGACAGCACAGCAGAACAAGTACTACCGATTGCTCAAGGAGCAGCTTATGTTCCATGCGGCGGGCGCGACGATCAGTGCGGTCAATGCGGGTGTGGCTATCAACAAGTTGTTGCAGATTAGCTGTGGTGCTGCCTACTCAGACGATCAGGAGGTCATAGAGTTTGACTGCGCTCCACGCCTTAACGTGTTGCAGGAAATCCTAGACGAGACGGAGCGCAAGGTCTTGATCTTTGCGCTGTTCCGCAGCAGCATCAGTTCCATCGTGAGTCACTTGGAGAAGCAAGGCATTGCAGTCGCGCAGATTCATGGAGATGTTTCAGCATCAAAGCGGGGGCACATCATCCATGACTTCCAGACGACACCGGCAGTGCGTGTTCTGGTGATGCAACCGCAGGCCACGGCGCACGGGTTGACGCTGACTGCCGCAGACACGGTGGTGTTCTATGGCCCACTGATGAGCGTGGAGATGTACACACAGTGCATTGCCCGAGCAGACCGCAAGGGGCAGGACTCAGACAAGGTGACTGTCGTCCACATAGAGAGCAGCCCCATTGAGAAGAAGCTGTTCTTGGCAATGGAGAGCAAGGTCACGGATCACGCTTTGCTGGTGGGCATGTTCGACAATGAAGTGAAAAATAAATGAAGAAAGGGGCTTGCAGACGGAAAAAATTGCTGTAGGATGTTAAACCTTAGACAACACCAAGGAGAAGCAAATGACTGAAGAGACAGACACCGAAGCGCCCATCATGCCAATCGACAAGCTGGCGAAGGTGTACCGCAAGATGGCAGCGGCGATCCAGAAGCTGACGACTGAGTACGAGACGCAAGTAGAAGAAATCAAGCGGCAACAAGAAGCCGTGAAGGTAGCATTGAAGGATCAGATGTTGGCGCTGGGTGTTAGCTCAGTCCGCACTGACCAAGGAACTGTGGTCTTGTCCACCAAGACGCGGTTCAACACGAGTGACTGGGATTCTTTCAAGCAGTTCATCTTGGCCCATGAAGCTGTTGACTTGCTTGAGAAACGTATTGCTCAAGGAAACATGGCTACGTTTCTTGAAGAGAATCCCGGACTTGTTCCCCCTGGGCTGAACTCCCATTCGGAGTACGCCATCTCTGTTCGTAAACCTACTTAAGGAAAAGCAATGACAAACATTGTTACGTTTGACCCCGCCCAACTCCCAGCCTTTGCCAAGCGGCGCAGCGGTAAGTCGGCAATGGCTAAAGCCCTGACGGGCGGCGGCGAAGCCGGTGGTAAGCGCATTTCCATCAAGGGCGGTGTGTTCCGTCTGATGTCCGCTGGCAAGGAGATTGCCAACATTGAAGACCGCCATCTGGATGTGGTGATGGTCAACGCTGCCGCTAAGGTCAACCGCATTTTTTACGCGGCGGCATACGACAGCGAAGTTGCTGCTGCGCCTGACTGCTGGAGCGCGGACGGTGTGACTCCCAATGAGGACTCAGCCAACAAGCAGTCAGAAGACTGCAACTCCTGCCAGAAGAACATTGCCGGTTCTGGTCAGGGTAATAGCCGCGCTTGCCGTTATCAGCAACGTCTTGCTGTTGTGTTGGCAAACGATCTGGAAGGTGGTGTGCTGCAACTGACTCTGCCAGCGACTAGCATCTTCGGCAAAGAAGAAGGTGACAAGCGCCCACTGCAAGCGTATGCTCGCTGGCTCGACGCGCAGAACATCGACCCGCCCGAGGTTGTTACCCGCTTGAAGTTTGATACTAAGTCCGAGTCACCCAAGCTGCATTTCAAGACGATGCGCTGGTTAACTGATGACGAGTTTGAGATTGCTGAACGGCAAGGCCAAAGCGCTGACGCTATCAAGGCTATCACCATGACGGTGGCTAAGATGGATAACGTCACTGCCGTGGCTCCGCTGGAAGGCAAGCGCCCTGCCCGTCCTAAGCCTGTGGAAGTTGAGGAGGAAGAAGAGGCACCCGCCCCGCCGCCAAAAGCTAAGGCAGCGGCAAAGCCAGCCGCAGTTGAAGAGCCGGATGAACCGGTGGTTCGCAAGGAAGAGAAGAAGGCTTCCGCAGTGCCAACCAAGAAGGCTAGTCTGGCGGCGATGGTTGATGATTGGGACGACGAGTAACCATAAGGGATTAAACGGGGGGCTTCGGCCCCCTTAATACTATGACTTACTCTGCAAAGCTTATTGCTGATATCAGCAAAGCGCCCAAGACACTCGGTACTAGTTTAGGACGTTGGGCTGTTCATCTTGATTTTCCCGTCATACGCATAGCGCTGGTTACTGGGGCTACGCGACAGTCGGTCTACAACTGGTTCAAAGGGG